ATGGATCACCAGTTGCCGCCACCGGGCGATTGGCGGGCCTGGGTCATTCTGGGTGGGCGCGGGGCTGGAAAAACCCGCGCCGGCGCCGAATGGGTGCGCGCTCAGGTCGAAGGGCCCACCGCGCTGGCCCCCGGCCGCGCCACCCGTGTGGCCCTGGTGGGAGAGACCTATGATCAGGTGCGCGATGTGATGATCCGGGGCGACAGCGGTATCCTTGCCTGTTCGCCCCCCGACCGCCGCCCGGTCTGGAAGGCGTCCGAACGGCGTTTGGTCTGGCCCAATGGGGCCGAGGCCCAGGCCTTTTCCGCCCATGATCCCGAAGCCCTGCGCGGACCCCAGTTCGACGCCGCCTGGGCGGATGAGCTGGCCAAGTGGAAAAAGGGCGAAGACACCTGGGACATGCTGCAATTTGCCCTACGTCTGGGCAGCCAGCCTCAGGTCTGTGTCACCACAACCCCCCGCAATGTTGAGATCCTGCGCCAGCTGTTGCAAAGCCCCTCAACCGTGACCACCCGCGCGCCCACATCCGCCAATGCGGCCAACCTCGCGCCTTCTTTTCTGGCTGAGGTCCAGGCCCGCTACGGCGGCACACGGCTTGGTCAGCAAGAGCTTGAAGGCGCGGTGCTGGGCGAAGCCGAAGGGGCTCTGTGGCGCTCAGCGCAGCTGATTGCCGCGCAGGTGAAACAGGCCCCCGGCCTCAGCCGTATTGTGGTGGCGGTGGATCCGGCGGTGTCCCATCATGAACGCTCGGATGCTTGCGGTATTCTGGTGGTGGGAGCGGTGACCGAAGGGCCGCCATCGGATTGGCGTGCCTTTGTGCTGGCGGATGAAACGGTCTGCGGTGCCAGCCCGCTGGAATGGGCCACAGCCACGGTTGCCGCCTACCACACCCATGGCGCCGACCGGGTGATTGCCGAGGTCAACCAGGGCGGCGCTTTGGTGGAAACCGTACTGCGCCAGGTCGACGCGCTGGTGCCCTTCAAACCCCGCCATGCGCGGCATGGCAAATCAGCCCGCGCTGAACCTGTGGCCGCGCTTTATGAACAGGGGCGCGTGCGACATCTGCCGGGGTTGCAAGCGTTGGAGGATCAGATGTGTCAGATGACGCCGCAGGGCTATCAGGGGCAGGGCTCGCCCGACCGTCTGGATGCGCTGGTCTGGGCCCTGACTGAACTGATGGTGGAGCCTGCCCAAAACATGGCCCGCCCCCGCGCGCGCAGCCTGTAACCGGCATCGTGCAACACTTGAAACGGCCTGCCTTTGCGGGCCGTTTCGTCGTTTTATCAAGCGGTTGTACGATGTTTCGCAGCGGATGTTGCCGCCCCGGCGTACGCCCCGGCATCAGCTTGTTAGGACGCATGGCGCAATCTGTTTCCCACGATCAGAGCCACCCCGCATACCACCCCGGATACCAAGGAGCCCGCCCATGCTGTTTGACCGCCTGCGCCGCCCAAACACTGTTGCGCCAGATCCTGCGCCCGAGACCAAGGCCAGCGCCGCCGCGCGTCTGGTGAATATGGCCGCAGGCACCCAAGCCGCCTGGAGCCCGCGGGACACCGGCTCATTGACGCGGTCCGGCTTTGTCGCCAATCCGGTGGGCTTTCGCGCCGTCAAACTGATTGCCGAGGCCGCCGCCGCGCTGCCGGTGACGCTGCAGGATGTGGCGCGCCGCTATGACACCCATCCGATGCTGGCGCTGATCAACCGCCCCAATGCAGCCCAGGGCCGTGCGGCCTTTCTTGAGGCGCTTTATGGCCATCTGCTGCTGTCGGGCAACGCTTTTATCGAGGCGGCAGGGGGTGAAGGTCTGCCCGCGGAACTGCATGTTCTGCGTTCGGACCGGATGCGGGTGGTGCCGGGCGCGGATGGCTGGCCACAGGCCTATGAATACGCGGTTGGCGGTCGCAAGCACCGGTTTGCGCATTCCGCCATCAGCCCGATCTGCCACATCCGCAGCTTTCACCCGCAGGATGATCACTATGGTCTGTCGCCTTTGCAAGCGGCGGCGATGTCGGTGGATGTTCATAACGCCGCCTCTCGCTGGTCCAAATCGCTTTTGGACAATGCGGCGCGCCCCTCGGGGGCCTTGGTCTGGCGGGGCACCGACGCGCTGGGAACGCTGAGCGAGGAACAATTCCGCCGCCTCTCGGATGAGATTGCCGACAGTTTCCAGGGCGCGCGCAATGCCGGTCGGCCCATGGTGCTGGAAGGGGGGCTGGACTGGAAACCCATGGGATTCTCCCCCTCAGATATGGAATTCCAGCAGACCAAGGACGCAGCCGCCCGCGAAATCGCGCTCGCCTTTGGGGTGCCGCCAATGCTGATGGGGATCAAAGGGGATGCAACTTATGCCAATTACCAAGAGGCCAATCGCGCCTTTTACCGGTTGACGGTCTTGCCCCTAGCGGCGCGGGTGATGGCAGAACTGTCAGATTGGCTGTCGGCCCATCTGGGCCAGCCCCTGACCCTTGCGCCGGATCTGGATCAAGTGCCCGCCCTGGCCGCAGAACGCGAAGCGCAGTGGCGACGCATCGCCGGGGCCGATTTCCTGACCGACGCCGAAAAACGTCACATGCTCGGCTTGCCTGCAAAAATGCAGGAGCAGGCCGATGGCTGATGGCCCGTTCCCATTTGATTGTTCACCGGGCCTGCGTCTGAGCGCCCATGAGCGGATCTATCAGATCCAGCACGAGGCGCTGAACCGTCGACTGGACCGGATCGAGATGATGATGGAACGGCTGGAAAAACGCCTGTGGCTTACGGTTTACGGCGTGGCTGCAGTCATCCTAGCGCAAGCCTTCCAGTCTTTCCTTATTGCACCTTAACAGATGGTTAACGGGAGAAGTGAATGCGGTTTGATCCGAATTTAGAAGTCAAATTTGCCGAAAACCCTGCGCCGATCACCTTGACCGAGGGGGCGCGGATCCAAGGCTATGCCTCCCGCTTTGGCGAGGTGGATCAGGGCGGCGATCAGGTGATGCCCGGCGCCTATACCGAAGCGTTGGAGCGTCTAAATGCGCAGGGCCGTCGCGTCAAAATGCTGTGGCAACATGATCCCAGCCAACCCATCGGCGTCTGGGACGAGCTGCACGAGGATCAGACTGGTCTCTTTGTCTCAGGCCGCCTCCTGACCGAGACGCGCCAGGGCGCTGAGGCCGCTGCGTTGATTGCGGCCGGTGCGATTGATGGCCTGTCGATCGGCTATCGCACCACAAAATCCGCGCGGTCTGAAACGGGCACGCGCCAGCTGTTGGCGCTGGATCTGTGGGAGGTCTCGTTGGTGACCTTTCCCATGTTGCCCTCGGCCCGGGTGGCCGCCCCAAAGACCAAGACCAACCAGTTGAACACGCTGGCCGCTGCCCTGCGTCAGGCCACCGCGCAGCTGAAACGCCAGTCAACCGAGGAGACCCCGTAAATGCGTGCCGAACCAGAGACAGACCTGCAGCAGGCGCTGGAGGGGTTTGTGAGCCAGATCAGCGACTTGCAAGCCGAAGTCAAATCCAAACTGCAACAACAAGATGAGCGTATGACCATGTTGGACCGATCCACCCGCCAAATCTCGACCGCTGCTGCCCGCCCGCAATTGGCCACAAGCTGCGACGCAGAAGCCCCGCATCAAAAGGCGTTTGACACCTATTTGCGCACCGGCGATGACGCCGATCTGCGTGGCCTGGAATTCGACACCAAAGCGTTGTCGACCGCGGTGAACACTGATGGCGGCTATTTGGTGGATCCGGTGACCTCGGACAGCGTGAACGCGGTTCTGGCCTCTTCGGCCTCGCTGCGGTCTGTCGCGGCGGTGGTTCATGTGGAGGCCACGTCCTATGACGTGCTGGTTGATCACGCCGAACTTGGCTCTGGCTGGGCGTCCGAGACCGCAACGGCCACCGAGACCGCAACCGGCACCATCGAGCGGATCGCCATTCCGCTGCACGAGCTGTCGGCGCTGCCCAAGGTCTCCCAACGTCTGCTGGACGACAGTGCCTTTGAGATCGAGACCTGGCTGGCGGGACGCATCGCCACCACCTTTGCCCGCGCCGAGGCCGCAGCCTTTGTGAACGGCGACGGGATCGACAAGCCGACCGGTTTCCTGACCCACCCGGTGGTCGACAATGAGAGCTGGACCTGGGGCAATATCGGCTATGTGGTCACCGGCACGGACGGCGCGCTGGATGGGGGGGATGCGATCATCGACCTGGTCTATGCGCTGGGGGCAGACTATCGCGCCAACGGCACCTTTGTCATGAATTCCAAAACCGCAGGCCTTGTGCGCAAGCTCAAGGATGGCGATGGCCGTTTCCTGTGGACCGATGGGCTGGCGGCCGGTGAGCCTGCGCTGTTGCTGGGCTATCCGGTGGTGATTGCCGAAGACATGCCGGATGTTGCCTCCAACAGCTATTCCATCGCCTTTGGGGATTTTGGCACCGGCTACACCATTGCCGAACGCCCAGACCTGCGCGTCCTGCGGGATCCCTTCAGCGCCAAGCCACATGTGCTGTTTTATGCCACCAAACGGGTTGGCGGCGATGTCAGTGATTTTGCGGCCATCAAGCTTTTGAAATTCGGCACCTCGTAATCCGACGACGAGGTCTCGAATGACGGGGGCGGCAGCCCGTTCCCGTCGGTCGGCGCGCACTCGCGAGATTGCGGAACCCCGCTGCACCCAAACCGTCCAGGTTCTGCAATGGGCGCGCGCCGACCTAACACCCCAACCCAAAACGCCCGCCTGCGGAGATGAACGCGATGATCGTGACAGAACGCACCCAAATACCCGACGCGGCCCTGCCGCGCGATGCTTTCAAAGCCCACCTGAGGCTGGGACGCGGGTTCGGAACCGCGACATTGCAGGATGATCTGTTGTCAGGCTTCCTGCGCGCCAGCCTGGCGGCCATTGAAACCCGCACGGGCAAGGTTCTGATCGCGCGAGACTTCGTGATGACCCTTACGCGATGGCGGGACGCCTCGGGCGAACGCTTGCCGCTGGCCCCGGTAACCGAGGTCACGGCCCTGGTGCGCGTCGCGCCAGATGGCAGCGAAGAGCTGCAGGACCAGATGCAATACCATTTGGACCAAGACGCCCAGGCTCCCCGTCTGTGCCCCACGTCGGCCGGCCTTCCACAGATCGCCAAGGGCGGCCATATGCGGGTGGAGTTTACCGCAGGGCTTGCGCCGGATTTTGACAGCCTGCCTGCGGATCTGTTTCAGGCGGTGATGATGCTGGCGGCGCATTATTATGAACACCGCGATGACACCGGCTTGCACCGGGGCTGCATGCCCTTTGGCGTGACCAGCCTGATCGAACGCCACCGGATCCACCGTCTGGCGTTGGGAGGTCGGTCATGAGACCTGTGAACCTGAACCGGCTGATGGCCCTTGTAGCGCCCGAACGTGTGGCCGATGGCGCCGGCGGCTTTGTGGAGACGGAAACCCAATTGGGGGAGCTCTGGGCTGAGGTGCGCGCATTGACGGGCCGCAACGTGGCGCAGAACGGCGCATCGCTGTCACAACAGCGCTATCGCATCACGGTGCGTGCGGCCCCCGAAGGCAGCCCCGACCGACCCCGTGCGGATCAGTATCTGGTCGAAGGCAACCGCCGGTTTCTGATCCACGCGGTGGCAGAGGGTGACGCATTGGGGCGTTACCTCACCTGTTTCGCAGTTGAGGAGGTGGCGCTGTGAGCTATGCAACCTCAGCCGCGCTGCAGGCGGCCATTTTTACGGCTTTACAAGGCGATACAGAGGTTTCTGCAGCCACAGGCGGCCATATTTACGATGCTCTGCCCAGCGGCAGCCTGCCGCCGATCTATGTGTTGATCGGAGCGGAGGAAGCGCGCGACCGCTCGGACCAGGGTGAAGCGGCGGCGCTCTATCTGATGACGCTCTCGGTGATCAGCGACAGCGCAGGGTTTAGCGCAGTTAAAACCGCCGCCGGCGCCATCTGTGATGCGCTGTTGGCCGCCCCTTTGGTGATGAGCCGTGGTGCGGTGACCGGTCGCTGGTTTGACCGCGCACTTGCACGTTCGCTCAAATCCGGCGGGCGCGAGGTCACGCTGCGGTTCCGGCTGCACGTCGATGACGTGAACACTTACGCTTAACCATTCGTTAATTAACGTAATCATTCCGCTCGCGGCCCAAATGTAAGGAGACGAGATATGGCAGCCCAAAATGGCAAGGATCTTTTGGTCAAGGTCGACATGACCGGCGATGGATCTTTTGAAACTCTCGCAGGTCTGCGGGCCACGCGGATCAGCTTTAACGCCGAAAGCGTTGATATCACAAGCCTTGAAAGCCAGGGCGGCTGGCGGGAACTGCTGGCGGGGGCCGGCGTGCGCTCGGCGTCGATTTCCGGATCCGGCGTGTTCCGCGATGCCAACACCGACGCTCGCGCGAGGCAGCTGTTCTTTGATGGAGAGGTACCCGTGTTCCAAGTGGTGATCCCAGATTTTGGCACCGTCGAAGGTTTGTTTCAGGTGACCGCGCTGGAATATGCAGGCTCCCACAATGGAGAGGCGACCTATGAACTCAGCCTTGCCAGTGCGGGCGCGCTGACCTTTGTGGCCGCGTAATGGCTGCGGTGAACCCATACCGGGGCGAGGTTGCGCTGACTCTGGATGGGCGTGAATATGTGCTGCGCCTGACTCTGGGCGCCTTGGCCGAATTGGAAGAAACCCTGGCCGAGGACAGCTTGATATCTTTGATCCAGCGGTTTGAAACCAATGGGTTTTCCGCGCGCGATCTGATGGCCTTGCTGCTCGCAGGGTTGCGGGGCGGCGGTCATGACCTCAGCGCCGAAACCCTGGCACATGCCACCATCGAAGGTGGCCCCATGGCGGCCACACGCGCGGCAGCGGAACTGCTGGCGCGCAGCTTTGTGGGCCCAAAATGAGCGCGACTGACGGGTTCGATTGGCCCGGTTTGATGCAGGCGGGAATTGCGGGCCTGGGACTGACCCCCGATCGATTCTGGGCGCTGACCCCGGCCGAGCTCCGCCTGTTGTTGGGACCGGTTGCCACGCCGCCGATGGATCGGAACCGGCTGGCGGATCTGATGCGCGCCTTCCCGGATGGCCCACCTTCGGATCCGCCCAAGACATAGGAGAGCGATATGCCACAGGAAGACATCACCGCACTGGAATTGAGCGCGGAGGCTTTGGAGAGATCCCTGGGTGGAGCCGCACAGATGGCCGCCAGTTTTGACGGAGAGCTGACCCGAGTGCGTGCCGCCCTAGCCGCCACGGGAGAGGATGCCAAAACCCTGGAACGCGGCCTGTCGCGCGGCTTGCGCCGGGCCTTTGACGGTTTGGCCTTTGATGGAAAGAACTTGTCCGAAGCCCTTGAAACGGCAGCACGTTCCGTCATTCGTACCACCTATAACGCAGCCCTTAGACCGGTGACCAATCAGGCCAGCAGCCTGTTGACCGATGGTCTGGCTGGGCTGGTTGGTAATATCCTGCCCTTTGCCGATGGGGCTCCGTTTTCGCAAGGGCGCGTGACGCCCTTTGCCCGCGGCGGCGTCGTGTCCAGCCCCACACATTTCCCGATGCGCGGCGGCCTGGGTCTGATGGGGGAAGCCGGGCCAGAGGCGATTTTGCCGCTGGCGCGGGGCGCGGATGGATCGCTGGGGGTGCGCAGCGCTGGTGGATCTGCGGGTCCGACCATTGTGATGAACATCCAGACGCCGGATGCCCAAAGCTTTCAGCGCAGTCAGGGTCAGATCGCTGCCCAAATGAGCCGCGCCTTGTCCCGTGGCAACCGCAACCGATAACCTGAGGAAAAGACATGAATTTTCACGAGGTGAGATTTCCCGCATCGCTCAGCTTTGGATCGGTTGGTGGCCCGGAACGGCGCACTGATGTGGTGACGCTGGCCAATGGGTTTGAAGAGCGTAACACCCCCTGGGCCCATTCCCGCCGCCGCTATGACGCGGGGCTTGGCCTGCGCGCGTTGGAGGATATCGAGACGTTGATCGCCTTTTTTGAGGCGCGCCAAGGCCAGGTCTATGGGTTTCGCTGGAAGGATTGGTCGGACTACAAATCCGCCACCGCCGCGGCGGAGGTCAGTTTTCGTGATCAGGTGATTGGCACCGGCGATGGGATCACCAGCGCGTTTCAACTGGTGAAACGCTATACCTCGGGCGATCACAGCTATGCGCGGCCCATCACCAAACCGGTTTTGGGCACGGTACGCGTCGGCCTGAACCAGGACGAACTGCGCGAGGGCGTGGATTACCAGCTCGATCTGGAACGTGGAATGGTCCAGTTCGTCTTTGCGCCCGAGGTCGGGACCGAGGTGGTGGCGGGGTTTGAATTTGACGTGCCGGTGCGGTTTGACACCGACCGGATCCAGACCAGCGTCGCCTCGTTCCAGGCGGGGGAAGCGCCCAATGTCCCGGTGGTGGAGGTGCGTGTTCCATGAGCTTTGCCAATGATTTACGCGACCATCTTGCCACGGGCAGCACCACAGTGTGCCGCGCCTGGGCGATCACCCGCACGGATGGGGTGCAGTTTGGGTTCACCGATCATGACTGCGATCTGACGTTTGACGGTCTGACATTTCGCGCGGACACAGGCCTCACGGCCCGGCAGCTGGAACAGGCCACCGGCCTGTCGGTCGACAATACAGAGGCGCTTGGCGCGCTCAGTTCCGCAGCGGTGCGGGATGAGGATATCGAAGCCGGGCGGTTTGACGGGGCCGAGGTCACAAGCTGGCTGGTCAACTGGGCCGCGCCCGAAATGCGCTGGCTGCAGTTTCGCGGCGCAATTGGTGAGATCGCCCGCGAGGATGGCCAGTTCCGCGCGGAATTGCGGGGGCTGACGGATCTGCTGAACCAGCCCCTGGGGCGGATCTATCAGGCGCCCTGTACGGCGGTTCTGGGCGATACGGCCTGCGGCTTTGATCTGGCCACGCCGGGCTATGCGGCCGAGGCGGAAGTTATCGCGATCACCGATGGCCAGACGGTTGAGATTGCACCGCAACCGGGGTTTGAGCCCGAGTGGTTCACGCGCGGCGTGTTGCGGATCCTGTCCGGCTCGGCTGAAGGGCTGTGGGGCGCGATCAAGCGGGATCTGTCCTATGCGAACAAGCGTGAGATCACCCTGTGGGAACCGCTGCGTGCCGTGGTCAACCCCGGTGATCAGATCCGGTTGGAGGCAGGCTGTGACAAACGCTTTGAAACCTGTCGGCTGAAGTTCAACAATCTTCTGAACTACCAGGGCTTCCCGGATATCCCCGGCGAGGACTGGATGGTCGCCGTGCCGCGTCGTGACCATGCCAATACCGGGGGGAGCCGCAGATGAGCGCGGTTGATGAGGCCCGCCGGTGGCTGGGCACGCCCTATGTGCATCAGGCGGCGACGCGCGGGGCGGGCTGTGATTGTCTGGGGTTGATCCGGGGGGTCTATGCGGCTGTTGTCGGCACCACGCCCGAGGTTCCCCCGGCCTATAGCCGGGATTGGTCCGAACCCCAGGGCACTGAGGCCCTGTGGCAGGCGGCGCTGCGGCATCTGCAGGCGAAACCCCTGGGGGCTGTGGCCCCCGGCGATGTGATCCTGTTTCGCATGCGCAGCGGGGCTGTGGCCAAACATCTGGGCTTGCAAACCTCATGTGGCGCCAATGCGCGGTTCATTCATGCCTATCAGGGCCACGGCGTGGTGGAATGCGCGCTCAGCGCGCCCTGGCAGCGGCGCATTGTGGCGCGCTTTGCCTTTCCCGCGCAACAGACAGGACAGGAGTAACAGATGGCGACGATCCTTCTTTCGGCGGCTGGCGCTGCTTTGGGCGGTGCGGCGGGTGGCACGGTTTTGGGGCTGTCGACGGCGGTGGTTGGCCGCGCGGTTGGGGCGACGCTGGGGCGGGCCATTGATGAACGGCTGCTTGGGCGCGGCGGTCAGGCGGTGGAAATGGGCCGGGTCGACCGGTTTCGTCTGAGCGAAGCGGTGGAAGGCGCGCCGATTGCGCGGCTTTATGGGCGGATGCGTCTGGGCGGGCAGGTGATCTGGGCCTCGGACTTTGTGGAGACCACCACCACAACTGGTGGCGGCAGCGGCAAGGGCGCGCCAAGGCAGCCAACCGTGACCCAATACAGCTACAGCGTGTCGCTGGCGATTGCGGTTTGCGAAGGCGAAGTTCTGGACATCCCCCGGGTCTGGGCCGATGGAGAAGAGATCGCGCCCAAGGATGTGAACCTGCGCTGGTATGCCGGCAGCCGCGACCAGCTGCCCGACCCTCTGATCGAGGCGGTCGAAGGCGCAGGGAAGGTGCCCGCCTATCGCGGCACGGCTTATGTGGTGATCGAGGATCTGCAGCTCGATCGCTTTGGCAATCGGGTGCCGCAATTCTCGTTCGAGGTGGTGCGCGCGGCCCAGCCCGATCAGCCGGAGTATGATATGGATCTGCCGCAGCTGGTTGAGGGCGTCGCATTGGTGCCGGGGACGGGCGAATATGCGCTGGCGACCTCTCCGGTGTGGCTGGAGCATTCGGCCGGGGAACGCACTGCGATCAACAGCCATTCTCACAGCGGGGAAACGGATCTGGTGACATCGGTGGCCACCCTGGGGCACGAGCTACCGCGCTGTGGGGCGGTGTCGCTGGTGGTCAGCTGGTTCGGCGGCGATCTGCGCTGTGGTCATTGCGCTGTTGAGCCAAAGGTGGAACAGGGGGAGGTCGATGGATCCATGCCCTGGACTGTCTCTGGCCTGACGCGTGAGGATGCGTCCGTAATTGCGCAAGCTGACGCGCGGCCGATCTATGGCGGCACCCCTGCGGATGCGTCGGTGATCGAGGCGATCCAGCATCTGAGAGCCCAAGGCAAAGCGGTGATGTTTTACCCGTTTATTCTGATGGATCAGCAGCTTGGCAACGAACTGCCAGACCCGTGGAGTGAGGCGGCCAGCCAGGCGCATTTGCCGTGGCGCGGGCGTATCACCTTGTCGGTGGCGCCGGGGCGCGCGGGATCGCCCGATCAAACCGCGACAGCCGATGCCGAGGTTGCGGCCTTTGTTGGCACAGCGCGCGCCGCGGATTTTCTGGTGGCTGAGGGCACTGTGACCTATAGCGGCCCTGATGAGTGGAGCTTCAGCCGGTTTATCCTGCACTATGCGGCGCTTTGTGCGGCGGCTGGCGGGGTGGATAGTTTCTGCATCGGCTCGGAACTGCGCGCCCTGACCCAGATCCGGGGCGCAGAGGGCTTCCCCTTTGTCGCGGCTTTGCAGGATCTGCTGGCTGAGGTGCGGACCCTTTTGGGGGCGGATGTCAAACTGGGATATGCCGCCGATTGGAGCGAATATTGGGGGTATACCAGCCCCGAGGAGGATCGGTATTTTCACCTTGATCCCCTGTGGGCGGATCCAGAGCTGGATTTCATCGGCATCGACAATTACATGCCGCTGTCCGATTGGCGCGAGGGGCGTGACCATCTGGATGCAGCGGCCGGTGTGCCTGCGATTTATGATCTGGATTATTTGCAGGGCAATGTGGCGGGCGGCGAGGGGTTTGATTGGTTCTACCACTCACCCGAGGCTGAGGCGGCGCAGATCCGAACCGCAATCACCGATGGTGCCTATGATGAACCTTGGGTGTTTCGGTACAAAGACATCCGCGCCTGGTGGGAAAACGCCCATCACAACCGGATTGACGGTGTGCGACAGACGGCAGCGACCGATTGGCTGCCGCAATCCAAACCCATTTGGTTCACCGAACTGGGCTGTGCGGCCATTGACAAGGGCACCAACCAGCCAAACAAGTTTCTGGACCCCAAAAGCTCGGAAAGTCAGTTGCCCAAATTCTCAAACGGTCAGCGCGACGATCTGATCCAGATCCAGTATCTGCGCGCCATGTATGGGTATTGGAGCGACGCGCAGAACAATCCGGTCTCGGCTGTTTACGGCGCGCCGATGCTGGATATGTCGCGCGCCTTTGTCTGGGCCTGGGATGCGCGGCCTTTTCCGGTCTTCCCCAATGCGTTGGAGGTCTGGAGCGACGGTGAGAATTATCCCCGTGGCCATTGGCTGAATGGTCGGATTGGGCAGCGCCCCTTGGCCGAGGTGGTGACAGAGATCTGCGCCGCCTCCGATGTTCAGGACGTGGACGCTTCGGGCCTTTATGATGTGGTGCGCGGATTTCTTTTGCGGGATGTGGAAACCGGGCGCTCTGAACTGCAGCCCTTGATGCTGCGGCATGGGTTTGACGCCATCGAACGGGATGGGGTTTTGCAGTTTCGCAAACGTCAGGGTGTGGATTCGGTGCCGGTTGCGCCGGATCATCTGGTTGTTGAGGGGCGCGACACATATGTCCGCGAAGACAGCCGCGATGGGGCGGCCGAATTGACGGGCCGGGTTCGGTTGCGGTTTGCGGAATGGGGCGGCGATCACAAGCTCTTGTCCGAAGAGGCGGTCTTGCCCGATGAGGCCACCCATGCGGTCAGCCAGAACGAGCTACCGCTTGCGCTGACGCGGGCCGAGGCGCGATTGACCGTGGAACGCTGGCTGGCCGAAGCGCGGATGGCGCGCGACACCGTGCGCCTTACACTGCCGCTGTCGCTGTTGCATCTGGGGGCGGGGGATGTGGTGGATCTGGGTGGTGACAGCCCGGATCTGTTCCGGATCGACCGCGCCACAATTGGGGCCGCCCAAGAGGTGGAGGCGGTGCGGATCGCGCCCGAGGTTTATCGGCCCGCGCGCGTCAGTGAGGATCTGCCCGGGGTCAATCGCTTTGCCGCGCCGGTTCCTGTGCTGCCCTTGTTCTTGGATCTGCCATTGCTGCGCGGTGATGAGGTGCCCCATGCGCCGCATCTGGCGGTGACGGCCACGCCCTGGCCGGGCTCGGTTGCGGTTTATGGATCGGCGCAGGATCAGGATTACCTGCTGGAAGAGGTTCTGGCCGCGCCCGCCACGGTGGGTGAAACCGAAAGCATCCTGCCCGCCGCCCGCCCCGGACGCTGGGATCTGGGACCGGCGCTGCAGCTTCGCCTTTACCGGGGTGCATTGCAAAGCCTTGAGCCTGCGGCTGTCTTGAACGGTGGGAATGTTCTGGCCATTGGCGATGGCAGTGCGGGCGGCTGGGAAGTGCTGCAATTTGCCGAAGCCGAGCTGATCGCGCCTCAGACCTATTTGCTGCGCAGCCGCCTGCGCGGACAGGCGGGCAGTGAGGTGGAGATGCTGCCCGAATGGCCGGTGGGCAGCCGGGTGGTTCTGTTGGACGGGGTGCCGGGGCAGGTGGATCTGAGCCCGGATCAACGCCGCATGACGCGTCACTACCGGATTGGCTCGGCCCGGCGGGGCTATGAGGATCCGTCTTATGTGCATCGCGTCGAGAGCTTTGAGGGCAAGGGATTGCGACCCTTGGCCCCGGTGCATCTGCGCCAAAGCGGCGATCTGGGCGGGGAGGTGACGGTCCGCTGGATCCGGCGCACGCGTGTCGGTGGCGATCCCTGGGACGGACCAGAGGTGCCCCTGGGCGAAGAGCGTGAGGCCTATCGCGTGCGGATCCTGCGCGGCGCTCAGATCCTGCGCGAAGAGGAGGTCAGCCAGCCCAGCTGGAGCTACAGCACCGCCGCGCAGGCTGCGGACGGGGTAGTGCCCGGCGACCGGGTGGAGGTGGCCCAGATCTCGGCCCTTTGGGGCGCTGGGGCTGCTGCTATTGTGGGACTGGGGTGA